GCAGCCGGCATTGCCGCCGTTGTTGACGCAGCACACGTAGGACGAGGAGCCACCCATGACGGAACGCAGCCACCAACCGTACCGATTTCCGTTGACTCGGTGAGCGGTGTCGCGGAACAGGTCCCACTGGCAGTCGAAGCCGACGCTGTAGCCCTTCGTCCCCCACACGGGGCAGCCGTACACCTCCATCTCCGACAGCGAGAACACCTTGCCGATATCCTGCCAGCTCCACGAGTTGGAATCGTTGAGCGCGCCGCTTGCGCTGTACCGCTCCTCGAGCAGCACGCGTTGGGTGAGCAGGTACTTCGTCAGCCCCTCGGGCAGGCACGCCTCGAACAGCTTCTCCCACGCCTTGAGGTTGCTGTTCAGGTACGGGTTCTTCACGTCGGCGGTGCCCTGGTTCGTGTTGGTGGTGTTCCACATCAGGAAGCTGTCGTTCGCCACGCCGGTCACGGTTTTTGCCACGGCCACGGGGGCGGACGCCACGAACGCGATGTGGTGGCCCTTGCTGTTGTCGCCGCAGCAGTAGTACGGGTCGAAGTGCGCCAGGAGGAAGCGCACGGACTGCTGCCCCACGATAGCCGATGCACTCACGAGCGGCACGTCGATGTAGTCGCCTACACGAAGGCCCGCGAAGTTATTCGCCACAATGCGCTTGTGCAGCGCGTCGTAGACCGTGCCGCTACCGATCTCGCCAGCGAGAAGCGTTGCGATGTTCTGCCCGCCGTACTTGCCAATGAGTGCCAGACGGTTGTACTCGGCGTTGTTGAGCGCCATCTGCGCGTTGTTGCGCGAGGTCGGGTCGACCATCTCGTACGGGGTTCCACCAACCGTCAGGACCTTTGCCTGTGCCATATGTATTCCTTTCTATGCGAGTGTCAGGGTTGAGCCTGATGCAGTGCACGACGAGGCGAACGTGATGGTGTCCCCCGATGCCGTTGCCTTTGACGACGGGCAGTAGACCGTGCCGTCCGAATATATAAACTCGCCGCTGAGATTGGCGAGCCGCTGGAACAGCTGGGCGTTCTGCTGCTTGAGCGCAGCCATGTCGGAGCTTCCGGCGCTGCCCTGCGCGACCGAGTTTGCAATCTGCAGGGCTTGGTTTGCCGCAGCGTCGGCACGTGACGCCGCGCCGGACGCCTGCTGAGATGCCTTGTTCGCCGCGTCGGTAATCTCCTTGATGATCGCGCCGTTGTTCTGGTCGACGGCGTCATGGACGTTGTCGACCATGTCCTCGTATGTGGCGACGCGCTTCACGTCGCCAGCCGCGAAGCAGATGTACGCGGCCTTGCCGTCCTTGGCGCCGGAGTCGCCAGACACGACGACCGCCCATTCTCCGGGCATCAGCTTTGCCGGGTTGAAGTTCACGTATGCGCCACGGCGCATCTGGATTGCCATTTAATACCCCCTGTACTGCGAGTCCGCTGGTGTGTAGTAGTCCCATCCGACGAGCAGCCCCTTCTCGAATGTCAAGACGTAGTCCCTGATGTCGTTGTTCATCGCGATTGGGATGCGCACCTGACACGTGAGCGGAAAGCTGTCAGTGACTTCCTTGACGAAGTTCTCACTGTTCAGGAACGCACCCGTGCTCTTCTGGGAAATCTCGCCGCCGTAACCGGGAGACGAGTAGAAAACGTCTATGCCGTTGATGCAGACATGAACTCCATTTGCGATAAGAACGAGACTGACCGAAATGGTGTAGCAGGGAAGTCCGTTACTCCCCGCTTCGCTGCTCTTCTTTAGCGTGAATGCGACGATGAACGGCTGCGACTGAACCGTAAAGGACTGCGTGTCCTTGCTCGTGTCGACCTCATACTCAAGAGGGTCGTACCTGCCACCGAGAATGTGCCTGTACCCGTTGGCGTAGAAATCGACCCTGACGCCGATTGACACTCGCGTCTTTCCAGCATAAGTGAATGCCTGAGCCTTCTCGGTGCAATCGAATCCATATGTCTTCGGGTCTGATGCGACTCCAGTGGCCTCCCAAATCGGACTGCCGTTGTATCCGCTCTTTGAGACCGTGACCATCTTGTAGTTCTTTGGCTTTATGGTCAGCGCGTCCTTTACGCCACCGGACATGAAGGAGATGCCGGAAGATGACACACTCACGGAGTTGGTATCGTCTCCGATGCTGAGCAGGTTCCTGATAGCGACCCGCTTTGCGTCGATTGAGCCGCTGCCGATGTAGTCTGCGTTGACGAACAGCTGGCCGTCCTGCGTGAACAGTCCCTTAATCTTGCCGTTGTCGGTCAGCAGGTTGAAAACCTTTTTCTGGTCTAGTCCGTTGACCGTGTCAACCGCAGTCTTGGCGTTTTGGTTCGCCGAGGTCAGAGCCGAGTTGAACACAGGGTCGGTATACGATGTGCCGCCGTCGCTCCACGTGATGCGAAGTCGCTGCCAGTAGTACTTCCCGCTGGACCAAGCAGGGACAGATGTCGACCATGAGCCGCCAGTGACGGCGCTCGGGGTGGTGCTCAGGTAGTACTCTGGGACGGACGACTTGATACCGCGACCGTCTTTGCCGTTGGTGCCGTTGGTGCCGTTGACTCCAGCCGGGCCAGCAGGGCCTCGGGAGCCAGCTGCTCCATCCTTGCCGTCCACTCCGCTGATGCATGACGGCATGGACTCAATCTGGGCGCCGCTCTGCATGACGGTGATGATTTTGAACCAGATGTAGCTGCCAGCCTTGCGCGGAGGGCAGGAGTCCTGCCAGCCACTCGTCGGCGCGGTCGTGTTGCTGGTCGACGTTGCGTACTTCGTCACCGTCTTTGACGCGGCCACATCCGTGGTGGCGATGACCTTGCCGCCGACGGTCGATTTATTCCCAAGCTTAAGGTTGGCCTCTTCTGTGTCCAGGTCGATGAAGCTGTTTCCATTCTTCGAGCTGATTCGGCCAGTGGTCAGGTAGTCCGCGTTGATGCCGATCGCGTAGATGCGGTTCAGCACCGCGTTGCCGTCCGCGCTGAGTCCCGTTGCGTAGGTCTTTCCGGCATCGGTCGAGATGCCGATTCCGCTCGCGGTCACCTTGTAGATAATCTTCGACTGCCCGGTAGTCGGCTTGTCGTGCAGGTAGTACACGGTGGAGCCGTCGGGCTGCTTCGCCTCGGTGTGGTAGAGTCCGCTCGCGTTGGCAAGAGACTCCCCCAAGTTCTTGATTGTCTCGTCCCTGACGCCGAGTTCCTGATGCAGCTCGTTGCGCGCCTTGACAACTGCGGACGTGCTCGCTCCCGCGTTGTCCGCGCTGTTCCTACTCGCGCTCTTGGCTCCGCACGAGACGGTCATGCCGCCGTTCACGGAGTACTTCACGCGAGTCACGTAGGTCTGGTAGACATTCTGCTTGCGGTCGATGACGTAGGCACAGTCCCCCGCCTCCAGGCTCGGGACGCAAATGTGCTTGCCGCTGAACGGCCTGAACCTAAGACCGATGACCTTGGCACCGATGCGGTCTGCGACGGACTTGCCAGTGCCCGGGATAATCAGAGGGTTGTTGCTCACGTCGAGCATGTAGCCCTCGGAACCGACCGTGTAGGTGCCGCCGTTGGTCGTCTTGCTGCCGACCGTGACGCTGCGCTCGGTCACGCGTACCCCGGTGATTACGACGTCATCCGTGTTGACCGTGATGTTGCTAAAGGCATAGAGCCTGTGGACGTTCCTGTTGGTGAAGAACGTGCCGCCGTCTGCGGACGCGCCGCTTGAGTAGTCAGTGAAGTTGCCGCCGTCCTTGGACGCTCCCGTTGCGTAGGGCTTGGCAGAGTCGAACTGGCCGCCGTCCAAGTCGGACTCCGCCTCGAACGGAGCGGAGTCGTACCAGACCGTCCTGAGCCTGCCGTCGTTAGTGATGGAGGCGTTTACGCAGAGCGCCTGACATGCGTACGCCAGAGCCTGCCTGCACGTGGCGTTGCTGTCGACGTAGCCGTACTCGAACTTTGTGTCGAACGCCTTGTCCCCGTTATCGGCCCAAGTGACTCCGCAGTGCCTGCACATGTCGGTCAGGAGCGTGCGGACGGATGCGTTCGCCCCCTGCAGGGCGCCGACGGACGCGAGAAACGTCCTGAACGGCTTCTCGAACTTGGACATGTTGTCGAGAGCGGAGATGGCGATTGTTCCGTTGTAGGAGTCCGGCTGGTTGGCGGTGTAGACGCCGCGCTGAATCCACTCAGTGCCCTTGGACAGCTGCTTGCCGACCCAGACGACGAACTGCGCCTTGGTGAAGTCGCAGGCGTCGAACCTGCCGTCGTGGTTGTTGAGCGTGATGGTCATCTGGCCGATAATCGCCGTGCCGATGTCGAACGAGCTGTCGGATGAAACCTGCTGGTCGAAATCGCAGGCGACGATGTCGTCGCCAGTCAGCTCGCGCACGGTATTGTCGGCGAAGGTGATTTTCGCCTTGATAAGCTGGTTCGAGTTCTCGTTAAGGGACAGCTCGTACTCGCTGCTGATGCTGAGCATGGGCTACCTCTCGATCAAATCGAAGCTGAGTGTCTTGTATCGGGTTCCGCTGACCCAGACGTACTGGAGCGGGGCGGAGCGGTCGCCGACGTAGAAGCAGCGCGTCTCCATGCATCCGTCCATCGCGTCCCAGTAGCGGACGTAGATGTACTCGGGGTTGACGGCCTGCAGGATTGCCGCAACCTGGGCGGCAGTCGGCTGCGCCCAGGCGCACTTGAGCTTACGCTTCTGGCAGACGCGCTGCTTGTACATGGTCGCGGTCGAGTCCATGACTCGCCCCGCATCGGAGCCGGACACGTCCTGAAGCCCCCATTCGAGCGAGGACGGGTCGGGCGAGACGGGGCGCACGCCGTCGGCGCTCGCCCCGATGCTCAGGATTGCCAAGTGGCTACTCCAAACTCACCACGCCTCGACGCGCGAGGCTTTCGTTACCCTTGACGACCGCGCGGGCAAGGTCCTCGTTGCCGACCCGCAGGACGATGGTGGTGTCTCCGCCGCCGTTTGCCTGCTGGCCGCCGAGCTGCCCGGTAGTCATCGCGGACTGCACCATGGCCTTGGTCATGGCGCTTACCGCAGTCTCAGTCTCGAATGAGGTCGGGAAACCCTCGTGCGAGGTGTAGCGGCTGGACGAACCGTCGAACGAGGACGCCGAGGTGGAGCGTGCAAGGTTCTCGGAGTCCTGCAGCATGGACGCGACCTTGGAGCCGTCGAAGCCGTCGCCGATCGCGTTGCCGTAGGCCTTGCCGACGTTCTCGCCGAACTTCGCGGCCTCCTTCGTGGCGTCGAGCGACTGGGCGGTCATGTCGACAACCGCGTCGGACACCGTCTTGGCGCTGTCGGAGATGCCGATTGCGAAGCCCTCGCCGAAGTAGCCGCCGATTTCCATCGTGACTCGGGACGGGGAGTGGATTCGCAGCGCACGGCGCATTCTGTTAGCAGCGTTGGTCGCAATGACCTCTGCGGTGTTGTAGATGGTCCAGCGTGTGCTCCACAGGCCGTCATCGAATCCGTAGCCGACATATCGACCGGCGTTCTCGTACCATCCTCGGTAGTCGCGCAGGCCGCTCTCACCGGATGCCGCAACGGAGTGCGCGGCGGAGCTTGCGTTCACGCCGCGAAGTCCATTCTTGAAGCTGTTGCCGAGCGCCCTGCCAGAGTTGCTGGCCGTACCGCTGCCGTTGCGGAAAGCGTTCGCGGCCCTGTTTGACGCGCTGGACGCAGCCGACACAGCTCCGCTGGCGGCGTTCGACAGGCCGCTCCTGTAGCTGTTCATGACGGCGGTTCCGGCGCTATGGGCAGTTCCCGTGCTGGAGCGGAAAGCGGACACGACCTTGCTGCTCACGCTGCGTGCCGCGCTCGCCGCAGATTCGGCACCCGCGTTGATGCCGTCACCGTATCCGCCGGACATGTTCTTGCCAGCGGACTTCGCCTTGGTGTAGCCCGTTCCTCCGTTGAACCCGGTGACCGCCTTGTCGCGCACGCCCTGCGCCTTGGACTTTACGTTCTCGGCTCCAGCGTTGATGCCGTTGGCGAAGTTGTTCACCATCGTCTCGCCGCTGGTCTTGGCCTGCTTCTTTGAGGATGCGAACTCCTGGGCAGTCTCCTCAGAGGTTTTCTTGGCCTCGGACTTGGTGTTCTCCTTCTCGGATTTCACGCCATCCGTCGCGCCCTTGGCGTTCTTCTTGCCAGCCGCGCTGGACTTGGTCGAACCGGCGCCGAGGGCGTCTGCGAACGAGTCGGTACCGGAGTTTGCGGCGTCCTGGAGCTGCTGGATGAACTGCTGCGACTGCGCGCTGGTCGGGTTGTTGACGACTTCCTGCAGCGCCGTCGCCATCTTCTCGGGACCAGCATCGCGCAGCGCCTGAACCATAGAGCTGTTCATGCTCCAGCCCGTGATGGAGCACAGCTGAATCAGGTTGTCGGACCACTGCTGCTGCACCGCGAGGTTGTTGGCGAGGTTGGTGTTGACGGTCTCAAGCGACATGCTCGAACCGGTCTCGATCGCGTCGAAGCTGTTGATGGTCTTCTGCGAGAAGCTGTCAATCTGCTGCGCGACGTTATCGAACGACTGTCCCGTTTCCGCGAGGTGCTGCGCGAACTCCTGCTCGGAGAAGCCCGCCATAGCCAGAGCGTCTTTCAGGTTGTCGTGAGACTGCTCGTACTGCTTGATGGACTCGACGTTGTTCTTGACCTGCTGCTCCTCCTCGGACAGGACCTCGTTGGCCTGCTTGGTGGAGTCCGTCGCCTCTCCCGTGGCGTCGCTCAGGCCGAGGAACCCGAGGACTGCGTTGCCGATGCCGTCGATGATGGGCTGGAGCAGTGACAGGATGCCGCTCAGCGCAGCCATGAACACCATTCCGGGGAACGCGGAGATGGCGGCGTTCAGCAGGCTCTGCGCGGCGGCTCCAGCCGTCTTTGCAACAGTCATGGCGGTCTCAGCGACAGTCATCGCTCCAGTTGCGACGGTGCTCGCGCCTAGCTTGGCCGTGTTTGCTGCAACCTCGGCGCCAGCCTTGAGTTCGGCGGCGGCCATCTTGCCAGCGCCCGCGACGGTCTTGTCCTGACTTGCCGCGTAGTCCATAGCGGCCAGCTTGGCGGAGTTCAGCTTGTCCCTGGACTGCTCCAAGGCAAGGTTGCTCTCGGCAGTCTTTACGCGCATCGCCTGAGTCTTGACGCCAAGTTTCTCGGCGTATGTCGCATTCTCACCGAGAGCGGAACGGGCCTCGTTCAGTTTGGTTCGCTCGTTGGCGAGCGCGTCTGCGGCGTCTGCCGTCACGGTCTTTGCGCGCTCGGTCGCCTTTGCAGCGAGTTCGGTCTTGGCCTTAGTGATTCCAAGGGCTTCTCCGAGCAGCTGCATGCCAGCCTTGGCGTCGCCAGCGGCGTTCTTGAGGTTAGACTTGAGGTCGGTCGAGAGTAGCTTGACCTTGCCGGAGGACTCGGTTGACTTGCCGCTGATGATTCCGGCCATGACGGTGAAAGCGTTGCCGATTCCCTGTAGGCCTTTGGCAATTCCGTTTGTGATAGCAAGGGCCGTGAGCGCGGCACCGAGCATCGTCGCTGCGACGCGGGCTGGTTCGCTGTTGACCAGAAGCTCCAGCATCACCTGCAGGACGGTGTTGATTGCGCGGAACGCTCCGGCGGCGACGGCGAACGCTCCGTCCGCGAACGCCTCGGCGAGTCGGAGCACGAGCGTGGCGCCGATGCCTGCGGCCTGACCGATCTGACCGAGGGCGTCGACGTTGCGCATGAACCAGTCCTGCCAGCTCTGCAGCTCGTCGATGCACAGGTAGATGGCTCCGCGCAGCTTGTCGCCAATCCATGCGACCAGCTGGATTAGCGACGTGTCTGTGAAGCCCTTAATCATGGTTCCGACACCGTTTATCGCGGCGGAGAGCGTCAAGCACATCTGGGCAGCTAGGTCGAACGACAGCGCGATCGTCTCGGGGAAGTTGAACGCGACGGCGAGCGGCCCCATGATTTCGACAATCTGTCGAACCGTGTTGCTGATAAGGTTCGCCACGCCAGCAATCTCGTTCTTGACGGCGCCGACGATGTCGAGTCCGTCGAACTGGTTCTGGATGGCCTTTGCGAGGACCTTGAAGTCATCGACGAGCGGCTGGAACGCCTTGCCGATGCGGTTCAGCATGTCCATAATCTCGTCATACAGCTTGTCGGTCAGGCCGTCGCCGAGCGCCCAGTCGTAGTCATCGAGCTTGATGTCGGAGATGTTCGGTGCGCCGCCGCCACCGCCTGCGCCGCCACCGCCACCGCCACCGGAACCGCCGGAACCGGAGCCGCTGGAGGTCTCGTTGAACTTATTGATTTCGTCGAAGCCCATGAGCTGGCGCTTTAGTTCCTCGACCTGCTTCGCGGCCTTGCCTGCCTTGTTGCCAGCGCCTCCTGCGGCGTTACCGGCGTTGTCGATGGCGTCTGCGGCATCATCGGCCGCAGCTGCGGTGCCCTCGTATGCGCCGCCGTCACCGAAACCCATGTTGGCGATGGCGGTGCCGCCAGTCACCTTGGCCAGAAGGTTTGCGAGCGTCGCCACAGCCTTCACGACAGCGACGGCCACCGGGATGATGGCCTGCAGCATCGGCAGGAACACGTTGCCGATTGCCTGCGCGGCGGTCTGCATCTGGCTCTTGAGGACTCGGATTTGGTTGGCGGGGGACGAGATGGTCTTGGCGAGGTCGCCGTGTGCCCAACTGACCTGAGACATGATCGCCTTGTAGCGGAGCATGGCCTTCTCGGCCTGCGTCATGTTCGACACCTGCTCGTTGAGGCCCATGTTGTAGGCCTCCTGCTGGAGGCGTGCCGTGGTCAGGTCGTAGCCCAGCGCTCGAAGCGGCTCAATCTCTCCCGCGAGACCGGAGCGCACCTTCTCGAACGCCTCGTCGTTGCTGATGTTGAAGAACGACGCGAGGTCGTAGGACAGCTGCGTGAGTCCCTTGGACATGGTGTACGCGTTGTTGGCCGCGACGCCCATGCCCTGCGCCATGGTCATGAAGGTGCCCTGGTTTTTCAGGAACTCGCCCGAGTTGATGCCGAGCGCGGCCTTCACCGCGTCCGCGTACTCATGCGCGGTGGCGGCGTACTGGCCGAGCGAGGTGTCGGCGAGGTTGATATTCTCGATGTAGCGGTTGGACTGGTCGACGCAGTAGGCGATGCCCTGCCCGACCTTGTAGAAGGTCGACGCGACGGTCGCCACGGCGCGGATTACCGATGCCGAGGTTCGCAGCTTGGAGATTAAGCTGTCAAGAGAGGACTCGGCCTGCTTGGTGCCGCTGGCCGTGCTCGCGCCGAAGCTCTTGGACGCGCTCTTGATGGTCCTGAAACCGGACGCGACGCTTGCGAACTTCTCAGGCAGCTTGCCCAGCGAGTCGTTGATCGCGTCGCAGGCGGCGCGGAAGGACGTCATGTCCATCTTGTCGAGCGACGCGGCAAGCTCGGGGAGCTTCTTGAGCGCGTTGACGGTGGTTCCCAAGTTGGACCTCGGCAGGGCGCTCAGCTCCGCGAGCGAGGTGTACAGGCTGTGGAACTTGGTCGCGTCGAAGCTGACCTGGTTCATCTCCGCGACCGAGGCGGCGATTTTCCTGATTTGGTTGGCGATGCTGGACGACAGCTTGAGTCCGCTAAGCGAGCGGACGGAGTTGACCGTCTCGCGCACCTGGGCGGAGCTGTTCATCTGGGACGCGGCCGACGCGATAGCGGAGACGTTCTTCGCCACGGTGGAGGAAATCTTGATTCCCTGCAGCTGTCGGACGGCGTCCGCCACTGCGGCGATGTTCTTGCTGTCCACGCGGGCGGACGACAGCTTGCCGATGCCGTCCGCAACCTTGGACAGCGACGTGCCGACGCCGCGAGTGCCCGTCTTGAGTTCTTTTACGTCATCGGCTAGGCCTCTGACGGCGCTGCGGGCGTTGTCCGCCTTAGTCTCGATAGAGATTCGCAGCTGGTCGATGCTGGCTTCTGCCACGGCTACCCCATTTCTGGGGGCGCAATCCCGCCGTGCTTACATCAGGCAGGCCCATGTCCCATGAGCCATAAAGCCATTTTCTCGTGCGCTGCCTTCTCCTCGTGCGCCGCAGTCTCCTCGGGAGTCCTAGACGACGTGATGCCGTAAGGCTCCTCCGGGTAAGGCTCGGGGTCGGCATTCTTGACGAACGGGTTGAGCGCCGGGACGAGAGAGGCGATTGAGTTGTAGACGTAGAGTCCCATCTGCCAGCGCTCCCACTCCCCGCGCTCGTCGCGCTGCCGCTGGGACTCCTTAAAGGCGGCGTAGAGCCAAGGGTCGCCGTCCCAGTACTGCTCGACGGTCATCCCGAATGAAATGGCGGAGGGGAGCGCCATATCGAACGCATGTCCCAAAGGACAATCGCCCGTATAGCGCTCCCCTCCATCGGAAGGTTTCTTATCTTCCCCGGCTAGACCAGACGGAACTTCATTCGGGACTCGGTAGGGTTTTCGATAAGAGCGGTCATCGGCTGGTTGAACAGCGCGACGAGCAGCGCAATCATGTACGGCTTGTCCTCGATGCCCTGCCAGACGCCCAAGACCTCGTTGAAGGTAATCTTGGGCTGCTCCTTCTTGAACGCGGGCATGACGAAGTCGCTGATGAACTTCTCAAGCGAGGTCAGGGTGCTGTGAGAGAGCATTTCGGTGGCGTACTGCGAGGTGATGCCCTTCTTCTCCATGTCCTTGACCATCTTGCGCGTATAGCACAGGGTGTACTCGGCGCCGGACTCCTCGTCCTCGATGACGATCTTGTCGTGACCCTTGATGTCCTCAAGCGCCTTGGCGGCGATGTTGATGTCCTCGGCCGTCTCGATGTTCTCGGTGTTCTTGTCCATGTCTTACCTTTCTCTCGGTTTGCAATCCCTATCGGTTCGGTTCTGTCTAGGCGGCGTCCGGCAGGAGCTTGGGCGCGGTGACGGTGGAGACGACGATGGTGGTCTCGCGGACCTTGTCGACCTCGCCGCCGTTCTCGTAGTAGCTCAGGCCGCCCTGCCAGAAGTAGATGCCGTCGTGTCCATCGGGCTTGCCAGCGGCGTCGACGCCCATGACGATTGCCCACCACTCGGCCTCGCCCAGCTTCTCAAGGCCAGCGAGCTTGGTGGAGTCGCCCTTGGTGTAGTTGGCGGTCATCTTGACGGCCTCCTGCTTCTTGACGCCCTTGACGTTCTTCTGGGATTCGTCGGCGAGCGTGGTGGCGTCGAGGTTGTTAGGCTCGCCGCCGAGGTCGCTGTAGCTCTTGATGTTCACGACGTTCTCGGCCTTGGCGAAGTCGGACGCAGTGGGGGCGGCGGTCAGGCCCTTAAAGTGGAAGAAATAGGTGTTGATGGTTGCGGTGGGAGTGGTGGATGCAGCTACTGCCATGTATTTTCCTTTCAAGTTACCAAGGCGCAACGGTGCCCGACTTGTCGAGCTTTGCGCGCCAAGTCGCAGCGAGACGGCGGACGCTGGGGTCGGCATCGGCAACTTCCGTCCAATTCGACCTGCGGAAACCGCAACGGGCCAGCGCCTCGTCCGCTGCAACTAGGATGTTTCGTGCCTCGAAAACGCTCGTGCCGGAAAACGACTGGGCGTCCACTACCGTCCGCGTCCACAGCTCCACGCCGGAGCTGTCGCGCGTGCTCTCGTCCTCGCCGGGGAACCGGAACTTGACGAGCAGCGCTGGCAGTTGTGAGTCCTTTGAGTTGATCGCGCTTGAGGTGACGGTGCATTTCGGGTACCTCTTGGTCACCTCTTGGCGCACGTAGTTGAAGATTCGTGTGGAGTGGTCGTTCATGACTTGAAAATCCTCTTGGCGGTATTGACGACCTCGGAACGCGCCTCGTCCGCTCCTGCGCCCATGAATCGGCTTGCGATGTGGCCGTGCGTGAATCCGAACGTTCCGTCGTCTTTCGGGTAGGTCCAGCCGGACTCTCCCCTGCCGCTCTGGTCGACCGTGTAGCCGTTCTCCGCGCCGTAGGCGGCGTCTCCACGGATGCCGGAACCGAACTCCAAGATGTGGCTCAGCGGCACCTCGTAGGAGCCGTCAGAGGGCGACAGGACGGGTCCGTTGGCGAAAGCCTCGGCGCCGTCGGCGGTCCTGCGCGAACCGATGGTTTCAGTCACCCTCTCAGAGGGGCACTTATCCTTAGCTGCGGAAACGGCGGTCTCGGCAAGCTCCTCCGCGAGCTGGCCCGACTTCTCGTCGAGTCCGTCCGCGTACCCGCGAAGCTGCTTCTCAAGCGCCGCGAGCGAGCTGTACGACAGCTCTGCCGTGAGGTTCATCGGCCGTCGACCCTCGTGAGTCCGAACGCGCAGTAGTTGAGCGACGGGGACACGCGCTTTACCTCGTATGCGCCGGACATGGAAGGCTGGCCGTCAGCCAGCAGCTCGGGCTTGTCGCCCAACCACATGCGGTCGCCCTCGTCGATGCCCCAGCGGTTCGACTCGGCCACGAGCTGCAGGTCGTAGGCGACCTGAGTGCCGAACGGGCTGGAGGAGCTGTCGCCGCTGGGAGCCGATGCGTTGATGCGGACCTCGACCGGGTCGGACCATCCGTTGACGTACTCGCCCGTGCCGTACTCACCGTCCATGATTTCGGTGCGGGAGGGCTTCGAGAGCCACATGGTTCGCCTGTTGCGCTCCATGCACCTCATTTAGACCGCCCTCGACTTGCATCGCGGGACGATGCGCTGCAGGAGCTGCTTGGAGACGCCTGCGTTGGAGCGGGTTCGGGTCACGCCGTTCTCGACGTGCGTAATCTCGTTGTCGGCTCCGCGCCAGTTGTACATGTCGGCTGCGATCAGGCACTGCAGGGAGTCGTAGCGCGGCTCCCATGCGGCCGAGTCCGGGTCGTCGGCGAACGGGTTGCGCGTCTCCAGAATCAGGGAACGGGCGGCAGACAGGTAAGCCGTTACCAGCTCACCGTCTGCCTCCTGCCCCGCTCCCGTGAGGGCACAGACCTGTTTCAGCTTGTCCTCGTCGCTAAGCATGGTCTAGGCGACGCCCGGGGTGACGAGCCTCATGAACGGGATGGCGCGGTGCTCGGTGTAGGCCAGCGACCAGTTGCCTGCGGTGGCGAGCTGGGCGTCGGTCGGCGAGATGACGGGGTTGCCATTGTTCGGGTTGGACGAGCCGGTCTCCTTGGGCGCGGTGAAGTTGAAGCCGTTGGGGTGGATGGCCTCGCGCAGGCGGTAGCCGAGGTAGCTGGTGCCGCCGCGCTTAAGCTCGTCGCGGCCGTTGAACACGGGGCGAGCGACGCCGATGTCGGCGTAGCGGAAAGCGCCCTCGCCGAACAGGTAGGTCGTGTAGGTAGCGGCCTTGGCAGACTCACCCTGGACGGCGGCGGTGTGCGGCATCTCGTCGGTCACGAGGACGGTAAGGCCGTTGACCTGGTAGACGTTGAGGTCGGTGGTCACGCCGTTGGGGTCGGTGTACTTGAGGTAGTCGACGCGCTCCATGTCCTCGAAGGCCTGGGCCACGGAGGAGTGCATGAGGGCGAGCTTGACGGTGGACTTGTTGTCGCCGTAGACCTTCTGGGCGGCGTCGGACAGCGTGGTGGCGGTCAGGGTGTCGACGGTGACGGTGTGGTCGGTCATGCCCTTGGCGCCGAGGACGGCCTCGGCGATTCCGGCGAGGCGCTTGTTGCGCTTGGTCTGGCGCCACTTCGCGGCACGGGCGGCGATGGCGGCCATGGGGTTGGCGGTGGTGAAGTCCTGCGGGAAGTCGTCGGCGTACCAGCCGTGGGCGCGGCCGTAGACGTATCCGGTCTGGGAGCTGGCGCCGATGGTGGACAGGGTGATGTCGGTCACGCCGTCGTAGTTCTGCTCGTCGGCCTCGTCGAGGGCGTTGTAGAACGGGATGGTGAACTGGTTTCCGGCGTTGACCTTGGACTTGATAAGCGGGTCGTCGACCATGATGCCCGAGGTCACGAGGACGTTCTTGACAAGGTCAGGCTCGTCCTGGTAGTCGGCGAAGAAAATGTCCTCGTCGAACGGGAAGGTCTTGTCGGCCATGTAGAGTTTGCCAGCCATTTAATCCCTTTCTAAGAGAGGTTCTTCCATGCGTCGGGGTTCTGCTTCTTCCAAGCAATCTGCTCGGTGTCGCTCATAGCCCTGAACTGCTTCTTGGTCGTAATCGCGCCGTTGCCCTCGTCGCCGCCCTGCGGCTGGGGCATCCCCGCCAGCGCTTGCTTCTTCGCGTCGTCTGCAGCGGCCTTTGCCTTGGCAGCGACAACGTCCGCGATCGCCTTGGCGGCTGCGGTGGTCTCGTCTCGGGTGCCGCCGATGACGGAGCCGATGAACGGCTTGTACTCGTCCTCGGACATGCCAGCGCCTGCGAAAACGGCGGCTGCGGTGGCCTCGTTCAGGTCGCGGAGCGCCTGCTTGGCCGTGGCGTTGGCGGCGTCGAGCTGCTTCTGCCACTGCTCGTCTGCCGTGAGGTTCTTGTTGGCCTCGTCCTCAAGGGACGAAATCTTGCCGTTTGCCTCCTCCAGCTGGGCTTTCAACGTTTCGATTGCGGCCTTTCCGGCGTTGACGTCCTCGCCGTTGGCCCGCATGATTGCGTCGATGACCTCCTTGGAGGCGTCGTCGCCGAGCAGGGACTTGAGCTGGTCACGATTCATCTAGTTGCTTTCCTTTCCTTGGCTACGCTTTGTTGACGGGGGTTGCGTCCCCTTGCCTGCGGCGCTGACGCTGCCGCCTGCGGACTCGCCGGGTTTCCCGGCATTGCTATCTGCACCGGAGTCGTCTCCGGGGTTGACCGATTTGGCCTGCGCAAGCTCCATCTGTCGCTGCGCCTGCTCGTCCGAGTAGGACTTGGACAGGTCGTATGCCGTCTCGGGGTCGGGGAACATACCGCAGTACTCGAACGCGAGTCGCGGGTGAACCTTTCCGCAGCCGAGGATGGTCGACAGGACCTGCGCCTTGGACTGAATTGCCTCGTAGTTGCGGCGCGTGAACTTGATGTCGACGTCGCGCGGCCTGAGTCCGAGGTTCATGGAGGTATCGAGGATGGTGGCGACGGCCTGCAGGAACAGGCGCTCGCCGCGCTTGAAGTGGACCTCGGTCTCCTTGCAGCGGGATTCGCTGTTCGACCATCCGTCGCGCATGGTCACTGCGGCGCCCGTGTCAGAGGTGGAGCCGGAGCCGCCCACGTTGAAGGGCATTCCGCAGATGGACAGCGCGGTCTTGTAGAGCGCGTCCACGAGCGTCTGGGTCTGGTCCTGGTTAAGCTCGGAGGTCAGCATCTGCACCGAGGACTTGTTCTCGTCGGTGGAGTGGATTTGCAGGCATCCCAGCTCCATGAGCTTCTTGAAGCCAGCCTCGGCGTCATCGTCCTCGAACTCGACGTTCTCCAGCACCAACAGCGCCTGCACGAACTGGGCGATGGCGTCGACTCGGTTGGACTCGATTTCGTTGATTGCGTCGAGCAGGCTCAGGACGGCCTCGAAAACGCCCATTCGCTCGGAGTTGGCGTCGTACTCGATGATCGGCACCATGCCGAGCGGGTTCACGGCCGTCTTTACGGAGTCGTTGTCGACGGTAAAGACGAGGCGGTCGGTGTAGATGCTGTAGATTGGCTCTTGCGTCACGTCGTCGCGCACGTAGGTGACGGCGTACAGCGGCTCGTGGAACGCGTCGTTGGTGTAGACGACGAACGTGTTGCGCGGGTCGAGCGATGCGACCTTGAAGGGCTGCTCATCATCGATGGTCTTGCCGTCCCCCGAGTTCGGTAGCACGAGCCTGTAGCCGACGCCGCACACGCACATCCACTGGACGATTTCCATGTCGCAGGCGTGCTTGTCGGCCGCGATGCAGAAGTCGTTGAGCTGCTGCACCTTGTGGCTCAGCTCGTCGCTGACCTTCTCGGCGTCCTCGCAGTCCTTGGAGGAGCCGTGTGCGCTGTAGGCGATAGGCTCTCCGGCCAGAGAGTCGGCGCGGTCCTTGGCAATCTGGTACGCCCTGTTCTCCAGGACGATGTTCTTGATTTCGGGACGGACTTCCTTGCGGCGGTAGATGACGGGCTGGTAGCCCAGGAAGTACCTCCACAGGTAGTCGATGTCGGAGGAGTTGCAGCCGTGGACCATCGTGGAGCGGTCCAGCACCTCGCGCACGTTCGCGGCGGTGATGTTCTGCTCGCCGCACACGATGCGCCTCCTGCCGTGGAGCAGGGTGCTCTGGATGCCCTCGTTTTCAGATTCGCTGTAGGTCTCAGCCAACTTATCTCCGATTCTCGCTCGATGCTGGCTGGCCGGAAGGAAGGAGGTGAAAACGGCCAGCCAGCAGCGATTCGATGGGGATTGCGCCCCTTCTGGAGATGTTCGGTTCGGTGCCGAAAACCTTCGTGCCGGATTAGAACGGCCTCTTGGTGACTCGCGCCCTCGCGCGGCGCGACTTGCTCAGGAAGTCCGCGAGCATCGACAGCGCGTCCGGCGCGTCGTCGTGCTGGTTCTTGCCGTCGAGCACGTATGAGGTGATTTGGCCCATGGCGATCGAGTAGTCGGAACCCGGCTCATAGAGCTTCGTGTCCCTGAAAACGCAGTTGTCGATGACCCAAGTGGAGCTTGCGAGGATTCGGGTCTCCTTGTTCGACCCGGTGTACTTCTTGGAGACGGCGCACAGAGCGCCCTTCTCCTTGAGCATCTCCGCGACGTCCTCGGCGACCTTGCCGCCAGCGGCGTTGGACTCGAAACGCGCCTGCTGGACGCCGTATTTGTCGATGAAGTTCACCAGGCGCTGGTTCACGGTCTTGGGAGCGGAGTGGTCGCACAGGAAGTCGACGATGAACCACTTGTCTGAGCCTCGCCACTGGGCGGCGATGGGCATCGCGCAGTAGTCCTCTCCCGCGCCCTTGGTGTCGACTACCGCCATGACGCGGTCCGGCTCCCCTGCGGGCAGCTCCAGATAGCGCTCCAGCGAGTCCGGGCTGTACAGCTGTCCCTCTCGGACGAACGGAGTTCCGTCGTACTTGGCGGCATAGGTCGCGGCGTCGGTGGTGCGCTGCATGTCCAGGTAGTACTTGCGGTCGAACCCGACTCCGTACAGGTAGTCGAAGTTGCTCTCGCCCGTTATGGGGTCGAGCGCGGGGATGGTCAGGATGTGGAAGTTTCTCTCGCCCTCATGGAGTCGCGTCATGCGGCCGATGGGGTCGTTCACGTCCCAGCGCGTGCCGACCATGAGCTGCCTAGAGCCAGTCTTGCGGCGGTCGTAGCACTGGTTGACATAGTCCCTCCACTTACCATCCAGTCGGCGCGGGGACATTGCCTCCTCCAGGTCCTTGACCAAGTCGTCCGCATACAGCCAGCCGCCCTCGCCGACCTCGACGGCGCCAGTCAGCGTGCCCTCGATTGATCGGCAGGTGCATGTCGGATACGCGCCGTGCTTGCGGAGAGAAAAGGCTTCGTCCTCGGAGGACTGCCAGACGAGCGGCGAGTCGGGGAAAATCTCGGAGAATCGGTACTCCGGGTCGATTACGAACTGCAGGCACTGCTGGTAGAAGTGCTTCGTCAACTTGTCTGAGTGCGCCGTCATCAGGTTGGAGTGCAACGGGTCGCGCCCGAGGTGCCAGACCATTGCCATTGAGCAGTTGGACGACTTGCCAGTCCTCGGAGGCATCGACACGCTCAGGAACTCGGCGTTCGGGTCGGTCTCGAACCACTGCAGCTCCTGATAGAGCCTCCACAGCTGCTTTCGCCTCGGGAGCCAGAGCCTGCTGTCCGGCGTTCGGTCGATTTCCATCGCCTGCGCGAACGAGTCGAAGTCCCACTTGCCGTCGAGCGTCAGCAGATCGCGATGGGCCTCCATGAGTGCGGAAATGCCCTCCACGTCGGCCCATCCGCCCCTCATGGCGGCAATAACGGCGTCGAGCGACGCTTTCAGGGCGTCGTGCTCGTCGGTGCCGTCATGCCTGCGCTGGTGTTGCATGGACACAAGGTCGCGGTAGGCTCCGATGTCCCTCGGGTTCAGCGAGATGTAGTTGAGTATGTTCTTGGTAAGTGCATCCATGCCGCATAGGGTCGCGGCGGTGCGGTTTCCGCTCGTGCGGCAAAGAAAAAGCCCCGCCGGGTCAATCCCAGCGGGGCGCGCGCTTAATGGTCAAGCTCTCCCGAGTCGACCAGACGGCGCTTGATTTTGGTGTATGTGCTGGCGCATATCCCAAGATGCTCGCAGGCGTCGCGGCGCGTCTGCTTCTTGGCCTGCACCAGCAGGACTTGGCGCTTGAACTCCTCTATGTCCACCTCGGCGGGAGGCCTGCCCTCGCGCCAGCCCTGTTTCTGGCGTGCCACGGCCTTGCCCTCCGAGGTGCGCTGGGCGATCATGTCGCGCTCGAACTCGGCCATGGCGAACATCACGGAGACCATCATCTTGCCTACCGGGGTGTTGTCCAAGGTGCCCATGTTGAGCACGCGGACGCTGACGCCACGGTCGAGGAGCGACCTGACGACCTCGCAGCCGCCTGTGACGGTACGCGCGATTCGGTCGAGCTTGGTCACTACCAGCGTGTCGCCGTCCTCTAGGCGCTCCAGCAGGGCGTCGAACTCCGGTCGGTCGGTCGTGGTGCCAGTGAACGCCTCCTGGACGATTTCGGCGCACCCGGCGTCTCTCAGGGCGTCGTGCTGGGCGTCCAGCGAGTTGCCGTCCCTGAGCTGTCCCTTGGTGGACACTCGGGCGTATCCGTAAATCATGGCCGCCCACCTACTGCTGGTCGATTACGACCGAGCCGTCCGGCAGTCTGGAGCCGACGGGCACCAATGCCAGTTTGTAGCCGAGAGGTCCTAGGTACTTCCCCGCCGTCGAGAGCGTAGGGTTGCCCTCTTTCAGCGAGCAGGACAGCGAACCCTGCGCTATGCCGATGACCGCCGCCAGCTCACGCTGCGTGTAGCCGCGCGATTTCATGATTTGCCTATAGGCATCCGAGTAGTTCATGTTGTCTCCTTCCGTTACCGACAATATAGGGTATTCCCGTTCGGCTGTAAAGGCCTTTTTGTTTTTTTCGGCGGTCGGGGGGCTTAGTAGCCGCCCTGGTGAGGATTGAAAAACTGCCCGGTACCCCTGCTTAATGCTG